CTTCGAGTTGTAGCGAATATGCGACTTGCTCGTTTATAGATGCAATTTTACCTGCTGTGGTTGTCCACACTGGTGTTGCCATTAAATCTTACTCCTTACAAGGGTATTTATTGAAGATTACCTATGATTATTCTGAGTACGAATCCAATGTTCTAGATGCTGTTTTAGGTTCTCTCGTGCATCAGGATCACGTTCACGTTTGATTGCTTCTTGTAATTGTGCTATCTCAGACTGTGGAGATCTATTTCGTCTAGCGAAATGCTGTTTCTTCATATGTGTTAGTTTGTTGTGTTATTATGCTTGATCGTAGAACGGTATAACTCTCAAAGTTCCTGCAATCTTAATTTTCAAATATCCTGTAGGTGCACCTGGTATTGCTGAAGCACCTCCCGCCGATCCTATTGTTGTCTGCGTTGGAGTATTGAAATCAATAGTACCAGTACCTTGAGTGTTTATTGCTAAATCACCGTTGGACGTATCTATTTCTAATTTGTCTGTTCTTAATGTTGTAAACTCACCCAGTGTTGCTTGGATTTCTGATGCTGTAACCACACCGCCACCTGTTGCTCCTAACACCAAGTTCGTTCCTGCCGCTGGTAAAAGTGTAATACTTCCTGAAGTTGATGATATTACATTTCCGTCAAGTCTAATATTGTCCACATTCAGTTGTCCCGATGTTGTTTGTGTTCCTGTGTGTGTGATGTCTGCAGGCAATACTAAAACACCAGTACCTGCTGGATTAATAGTAATATTTTGATCTGAATTTGATATCCAGTTGTCTGCATTTATTGAACCTTCAACTGTTAAATCACCGGCAACGTTTGCTGTACCACTCACTGTTGTGTTACCTACTGTTGTGATGTCTGCTGTTGTTAATGTTCCTGAAACTGATGCTGTACCTGTGACGGCAGTGTTTGCTTGTAATTGAATAGTTCCTGACCCACCTGGATTTAATGTTAAATTATTATTTCCAGCAGTTGCTATTTCTGAGGTAGCAAAAATTAAATTGTCAACAGCAACAGAGCCTGTCATTGTTGCCGCATTAATTGTTGGGTTGGTTAAAACTTTGTTTGTTAATGTTTGTGAACCTACTAACGTAGCAACCGTTGAATCTATTTTCGTTGTAACTGTTTTGCCTGATGCACTTGTAGTAATTCCTGTTCCACCTGAGAACTGTAACACCTCTGTATCTAAGTCAATTGAATTTGTTGTTGAGTCATCTGTTGTGAAGTCTAGATCACTTGCTGACACCTGTGCGTCAACATAAGTTTTAATTGCACCTTGTGTGGCTAATAGTGTTGCACTTGTGCCCAATGCGCCATTGTCAACGCCTGTGACTGTTGCACCTGTTGCCAATGCTAAACTTGTTGATAAAGTTGTTGCACCTGAAACATTTAAGCCTTCGTTTATTTGTACCAGTGTTGAATCATCTGAACTGATAGATGTTCCTGAAAATTTTAATGAGCTGGCTTTAACTGCACCTGTACCATGCGGTGCTAAAATAATATCTCTGTTAGTAGTTGAAACTATGCTGTGAGTCACGACATCTAAGTTACCACCTAACTGTGGAGAAGTATCAAGTGATACCCTTTCAGTTAAGGATGTTCCGTATAATTCGTCAAAGTTATCGTTGATTTTGTCAAATGCTGTTCTTAACGGATCACCTGTACCGTCATTTGCACTAGAACCTATGTTTATTGTTTGTTTAGCCATGCTTTATATAATCCTTTTGTTATGATTATTTATTCTAAATTTTATAAACCGAATGTAAAATTATAGATCTATTAAGGTTCTTTGGAATTTGAACTCACAACTATCATTGCTTATGTTTGTTGCCAACAGCCTTACAAGTCCGTCATTTATATCTGCTGTGAATGTACACAGTGGTGCAGAGTAAGATCCTGTGTTTCCAAAAGCAGTTACATATGCTTCAATGGTGCTGTCAGCACTTGGACCGTGTATCACGTTGGCTTCTACTATTTCAAATCTGCCATTTGTTGTATCTGCTATTGATATAAAATATTTTGCACTTCGGTATGTGGCAGAATCAAATGAATCTATCTGCGATGTTGTGGACGTAGCCACTGTGGCTGTGTTATCACTAATATCGGAATGGTTCAATGTGGATGATGCTGTCAGTGTAACAAATGATAAAGCACCTGATCCATCTGTTCTTAATATTTGATTTGCACTACCGTCTGCAGTTGGAAATAGTATTCCACTCAAAGAAACTTTTCCTGTGCCGTTAGCGGCTAATTCTAAATTGGCATTTGATGCATTTGTTGAAATTTTGTTGTCCGTTATTGTAATATTATCTATGACCATTGAAGTGTTCGCTGTAAGTGTAGTAAATGTTCCTGCCGCGGCTGTGTTGGCTCCTATGACTGCTCCGTCTATGGCTCCACTGTTAATATCTACATTGGTTATCCTAACCTTTCCAGATCCTGAAGCAGATAGTAAAAGATCTGAATTGGATTGTGTGGTCTGTATCTCATTGTCTTCTATAGATATGTTGTCATCGATGATAATTTTTGGTGCAGTTACCGATCCTGTACCGCTAGGGGTTAACACAAGGTCATCATTGCTTCTATTGGCTGTGATATTGTTATCGCTGATTGTTATATTAGCGGAGAACATCGGAGAATCATACAACTCTGTGAACATGGTGTTCACTTTTTGCATGGCGCCTCTTAGAGTATCACCTGTACCGTCGTTTGCGTTTGAACCTACATTTAAATCTAATTGTGCCATATTATACCTTAACAGGTCTCCTTACAAATTTAATAACCTGACTGTTAGTGTTATTTACTGTTCCTAGCAATCTAACATTACCGCTGTTAATATCAGCTGATATATTCAAAGAGTCATATATTGTAGAACCGTCATTGACCCCGTTAGTTGCCGCACCAAATGTACTGACATATGCATTTGTTCCATCGTGTGTGATATTTGCTTCTATTATTGTAAATCTATTTGCTGTTGCGTCTGAAATCTGCATGTGATATTTTGCACTTCTGTATGTTGTTGCACTGAATGAGTCAATAGCTTGTGTTGATGAGTTACCAGACAATGTTGCTGTGCCGTCATTGATATCTGAAACATTAATTAATGCACCTCCTGTCGTACCGGTAAATTGTGTTACTGTATGGTATGATAGTACACCACTGCCGTTTGTTTTTACAAGATCTCCTCCTGCACCAACAGTGTTTGGCAATTGGAAACCTGACACTTCTACATATCCAGATCCGGATGGACTAAATTCTAGATTGGCATTTGATTCATTTGTTGTGATCAGACTGTCTGCAATAGTTACTTTTCCATTAACAGTTAATGCAGAGTCATTACCGGTCAATGTTGTGAACGTTCCAGCCAATGGTGTTGTTGCACCTATGGGTGTTCCGTCTATTTCTCCACCGTCCACATCGGGAGTGGATCCCCATTTTACAATGCCTGTTCCTGAAGCACTCAGTACCAAGTCGTCATTTGATAGAGTGGTTGTAATTTCATTGTCTGACATTCGTACTGTTGAGTCTATGGTTAATGCTGTTGCCATTCGAACAATGCCTGTTCCGTTGCCTGACAAAACTATGTCTGCATTTGATACTGTGGAACTAATTTCGTTTTGTATGAAATGTATGTCTGAGTTTACAAAATCGTTGGGATATAATTCTGCAAAGTTGTCGTTTATCTTTACACCTGACATTCTGATACTGTCACCTGTACCGTCATCAGCCTGTGCACCAATGTTGATTACTTTCCGGGCCATATTAGATACTCGCTAGTGTGATCTTTTTCCATATCACTGCTGAACCATCATAGTTTCCAGTGCATACATATAAATTCGTTGCGTCCCAAGATATAGATCCTGCTACGTCACCTGTATTTCCAAGGCCAGTTGCAGTTTTTGTTGTTTTGATCACTAGTCTGTCTGCATTGACTTGCACCTGTCCTGTGCCGTTTGGATCTAGTATGATGTTACCATTAGTGTCAGCACTCAAAAGAGTGTTGCCAGTCATTTGTAAATCACCAGCCAATTCCGCAAAGTTGGCATTAATTTTAGTCATAGCAGTACGTAAAGTATCACCTGTTGCTGAATTTCCTGCTGTTCCTGTGTCTATTGTTAATCTTGTCATAATACGATACACGTATTTATTAAATAATAATATGTTCATAGAAATGCTTAAGACCCTGAGATTGTACAAGAGGGAGAGCAAATTAGGTATGATGCACACATTTCATCGTAAGAATACGGTGTATGTATTCAGATGTGATTCATGCAGTGAAACGTTTATGCGACCTA